TCTAATCAAAAGGGCAGGTGTAGAAACCAAATACACCGATAAAGAAATGGCAGAATACTTAAAGTGTTCTGAAAACCCTACACACTTCATTGAAAATTATACACAAATCATATCACTAGACGAAGGTATGGTTCCCTTTACTCTTCGTGGATACCAAGAAAATCTAATTAATCACTACGACAAGAACAGATTTAGTGTTGTTCTTGCAAGTAGACAGAGTGGTAAATCAATCACTTCGTGTGCATATCTATTGTGGTTCCTACTATTTAAACCCGAAGTCACTGTAGCAGTTCTTGCTAACAAAGGTGCAATTGCAAGAGAAATGATTGCACGTGTCGTGACCATGTTGGAGTCTGTTCCATTCTTTTTACAGCCTGGTGTTAAGATTCTTAACAAGGGGTCAATAGAATTTGCAAATGATAGTAAAGTCGTTGCAGCTGCAACTTCTTCAAGTTCAATTCGTGGTATGTCAATCAATCTACTATACTTGGACGAGTTTGCTTTCGTAGACGATGCAGAGACGTTCTATACTGCAACATATCCCGTGGTGACCTCGGGTAAAGACTCAAAGGTTATTATTACTTCTACTGCAAATGGTGTGGGTAATATGTTTCATAAGATATATGAAAGTGCAGTTCATGACCAATCAGAATACAAATCATTCTTAATAAACTGGTTTGATGTGCCTGGCAGAGACGAAGAATGGAAGAAAGAAACCATTGCAAACACTTCAGAAGCACAATTCGAACAAGAGTATGGAAACTCTTTCTTAGGAACTGGTAATACACTTATCAACAGTAATACACTACTTGGTATGAGAGCATTAGACCCCGATTGGAATAAAGACAATCTGTATCTATATGAAAGACCAAAAGAAGGACATAGATACGTTTGCACTGTAGACGTATCAAAAGGAAGGGGTATGGATTACTCTACATTCACTATTATAGACGTGACAACAAGTCCATTTAAACAAGTATGCACATATAGAGATAATATGGTGTCACCTCTTCTCTTTCCTGATATTATAAATAAGTATGTAAGACATTACAATGAACCAGTCGTTATCATTGAAAATAATGCAGAAGGTGGAACAGTTGCAAATCAATTGCACTATGATATAGAATATCCGAATGTTTTTGTCCAAGGACAATTAAAAGCGGAAGACATAGGAGTCACTATGTCCCGAAAGATTAAACGTATCGGTTGTTCCACATTGAAAGAATTATTGGAAGAAAATAGACTCGTTCTGAATGACCGACATACTATAACAGAACTTATGACTTTTGTCCATAAGGGAAATAGTTGGGAAGCAGATAGAGGATATAATGACGATATGGTCATGAATTTGGTATTGTTTAGTTGGTTTGTGACAACTGAATACTTTGTTCACTTAACAGATACAGCAGTTAAGGATTTATTGTATTCAGAACAACAGAAACTAATAGAGGACGATTTACTACCGCCTGGGATTTTTGATGGAGGAAATCAACAAGAAACCTTTGTAGATAGTGAAGGAGACCGATGGTATCATAAATCAATGGACGTTCCATTGAAATTATAGTTTGTTGAGTTTTATAAAGTTATAAATAAAACAGTAAACAACTTTTAACATTAACAGGAGTAAAAGTATGGCATTTCAAGTATCACCAGGCGTTCAGGTAAAAGAGGTAGACCTGACAAATGTTGTTCCAGCCGTTTCATCAACTACAGGTGCATTTGCTGGACATTTCCAATGGGGCCCTGTTGATGAAGTTATAACAGTTTCAGATGCAAAGGGTCTAGTCGATAATTTTTATCAACCAGCTAATACTGATGCTGGAGCAGAAGACTTCTATTCAGCAGAAGCATTCCTTAAATATGGTTCTTCACTAAGAGTAGTGAGAATCAATTCTACATCTCTAAACAATGCAAACGCATCAAGTGGAACTGCATTACTAAAAAATAATGATGAGTATGTAAACACTTACCAAGACGGTTCACAAAACGGAACAGTTGGTAATTACATTGCAAAACATGCTGGTTCATTAGGTAATTCATTAAAAGTTTCAGTATGTGCGTCAGCTGATGCATATTTTAACGATGCAGTGACTACAACATCTGCACAAGAATCAGTAGGACAGACAACTATTTCGGTGACTGCCTCTACTAGTTTCTTTGTAAGAGACATTGTTAAATTCGCAGGTCACAATACAGAGTATAGAGTGACTTCAATTCCCGATGCAACTTCAATTGTAGTTGAAGCTATCGGTCAACCTGCTGGAACAGGTCTAACAGACTTAGTTGCTTCAGGTGCAAATATAGATAGATATTGGGAGTTTTATAACTCTTTTGATAAAGCACCTGCTAAATCAGGAACAGCAACTGCAGCTGGAGGTTCAGAAGATGAACTTCACATAGTAGTTGTAGACGAAGACGGACTTTTTTCAGGAGTTAAACACACAATTTTAGAAACATATGGTTTCTTATCATGTGCTTCAGATAGTAAAGATAGTCAAGGACAATCTAATTACTACAAAAACGTTATTGCAAGAGAATCAGATTATATTTACTGGTCAGGTCACTCAACAGACCTACTCACAAGTGCTAACGAAACAAGAACTCATTTACAATCTGCTACAACAGCATTCGGAAGACCTTCTGCAGTAATCAACGTATCACTAGGTGGTGGTGTTGACGGAAGAGTTCCAACTGCTGGACAGAAACATGGTGCTTATACAGACCATTTCGGTGATGCAGAGACAATAGACGTATCATTCTTAATCGTAGGTTCAACAAGAACAGATGACGGTAGTGGTAATGAACAAGATATTCTTGCAGACCATAATACTATCGTAAATAATATCATTCAAATTGCAGAAAACAGAAAAGATTGTATGGTTATTGCTTCACCAAGACGTGCAAGTGTCGTAGGTGTTTCAAGTGAATCAACACAATCTTCAAATGTTATTGCAGACTACGCTTCAGTCACTTCTTCCTCATATGCAGTGTTAGACAGTGGTTGGGTGTATTCATACGATAGATACAACGACAAATACTGTTATGTTCCTGCTAACGGACATACTGCTGGTATAATGGCAAGGTCAGACTTGTTAAGAGACCCATGGTTCTCACCTGCTGGTTTCTCAAGAGGTCAATACTTAGGTATTACTAAACTTGCTTTTAATCCTTCACAATCATCAAGAGATGACTTATATCGTGCAAGAATTAACCCAGTATGCACATTCGCAGGTCAAGGAACAGTATTATTCGGAGATAAAACAGCACTAACTTCACCTTCTGCTTTTGACAGAATTAACGTTAGAAGGTTGTTTATCGTTCTTGAAAAAGCAATCGCAGTTGCAGCGAAATCACAACTCTTTGAATTCAACGATGCATTCACAAGAGCTCAATTCCGTGCTGCTGTAGAACCTTTCTTAAGAGACGTTAAGAATAGACGAGGTCTAGTAGACTTCTCAGTATTATGTGATGAAACTAACAACACTGATACAGTTATAGATAGAAACGAATTTGTATGTTCTATCTTTGTGAAACCTGCTAGAAGTATTAACTTTATAACTCTCAACTTTGTTGCAGCCAGAAGTGGTGTAGACTTTGAAGAGATTTACAGTGCAGTTTAAGGAGAACTAAATGGCGAGTATAGACCAATTTAAAGCACAACTTATAGGTGGAGGCCCACGTGCCAACCGATTCAAAGTTTTCATACCAAGAGCTGGAAATAAAATTGAATTCTTGTGTAAAGCTGCTAATATCCCAGCAGGAACTTTAGGAGAAGTTATCGTTCCTTTCAGAGGACATAACCTTAAACTTGCGGGTGAAAGAACATTCGAAGATTGGCAGATTACAGTTATCAACGATGTTGAGTTTTCAGTAAGAAGTGGTCTAGAAGCATGGCAGGAAGAGATTCAAGCTATGGATAGTGGAGAAGGTTCAACTTCTACAGACTATCTTATTTCTAGAGCATTCGTAGAACAACTTAACAAAGATGACTCAGTCCTTGCGAGATACGAGTTTTTCAACATGTTCCCTAAAAATATAGGTGCAATCGAACTTTCTTACGATACAGTTGATGCACTAGAGGAATTTACAGTTGACTTTACTTTCTCTCACTGGGAAAGAGTTCAGTAATTAAAAGTGAAATATACCCCTAGAAGGGTGGTATAAATATTAGTATGGAATTATTTGGGTTTGAAATATCCCGTAAAAGGGAAGAATTACGTGCAATAGAGGACAAGAATCAAAAGTCCTTTGTGCCACCAGTTGACGATGACGGCACACCCGTCATCGAACAACAAAGTGGTTTCATATCGGGTGCAGCCTATGGGTCGTATGTCGATATGGAAGGTGGTATCAAGAATGAGGCAGAACTCATTCGTAGATACCGTGAAACCTCTTTGGTTCCCGAGTGTGATTCGGCAATCGAAGATATAGTTAATGAGTGTATCACTTCTGACACTTCAGATAAGATAGTATCACTCGACCTCAGAGATGTAAAGCTCTCTGACAGTATCAAAACTAAGATACAAGAAGAGTTTAATCACATCTTATCTATAATGAAGTTCAATCAGAACTCTCATGAATTATTCAGAAAGTGGTATGTAGACGGAAGAATTTACTTCCATAAGGTCGTTGATTCGTCACGACCAAAATTAGGTATTGTAGACCTAAGAAATGTTGACCCGATTAAGATTAAAAAGGTCAGAAACATAGAAAAACAGAAAGACCCTAAGACAAAGGTCGACAGAATTAAGAAAATTGAAGAGTTTTATCTTTTCAATGATAAAGGTTTTGATAAAAGTGGTGCCTCAGAGGGGACTACAGTCAAAATTGCACCTGAAGCTGTGACATACACTACTTCGGGTTTATTAGATTACACTAAGAATGTTGTAATCGGGTATTTGCACAAAGCATTGAAGACTGCAAATCAGTTATCAATGATGGAAGATGCACTTGTTATCTATAGGATTTCAAGAGCACCTGAAAGAAGAATTTTCTACATTGACGTAGGAAACCTTCCTAAAGCAAAGGCAGAACAGTATCTTGCAGACGTTATGAACCGATACAAGAACAAGTTAGTCTATAATGCAGATACAGGTGAAATCAAAGATGATAGAAAACATATGAGTATGTTAGAAGATTTTTGGTTGCCTAGAAGAGAAGGTGGTAGAGGAACAGAGATTACTACCCTGCCTGGTGGACAAAACCTTGCAGATATAGACGATATAGAATACTTCAAGAAGAAATTATATCAGTCATTAAATGTTCCTGCGACTAGAATGGAAGCAGACAATGGATTCAATATGGGTCGTGCGTCTGAAATTTCTAGAGACGAACTTAAATTTAATAAGTTCACAAACAGACTTCAAAAGAAGTTTGCAAGAGTTTTTACAGATATTCTTAAGACTCAATTAGTTCTTAAGGAAATCGTAAGTGGTGAAGAGTTTGATAAAGTCAAAGACTTCATTCAATATGATTATGCAACGGACAACCACTTTACAGAGTTGAAAGATGCAGAAATCATGAGGGAGAGATTAGATACTCTCTCAAATATTTCTGATTATGTCGGACAATATTACTCAAAAGAATGGGTAAGAAAATATGTGTTAAGACAATCAGAAGAAGACATTAAATTAATTGATAAACAGATTACCGATGAAGGTGGGTCTGAATCAGATGAAGGAAGTGAAGATGACTTCGGGGGATTTTAATAAATGAGTAGTGAAATAGCAAAAGAAATAGTTAACTCAATCGAAGCAGGAAAGTTAGATACTGCAAAAGACCAAGTCTTTGACGGAATCAAACAAAAGTCTGCAGAAGCAATCGATATGAAAAGAGTTGAAATGCAAGTAGATTGGATGAATAAAACTCAGGAAGAACCAACAGGTGAAGCCCAGTAATGAAATCCTTTGCAGAGATATCAGTCGAATTACGTGAGGCAAAATTTAAATTGCCACGTGGTCATAAAGACCTAAAGACAGATGTTGTAAAGATTGGTGGTAAGAAGATTAATATCACTTACACTGAATACAGAGGTAAAGTTCATGTATACGTAGATGGACAGGACTTCGGAGGTGCAACATACAAGGATTTAAAGTCTGCAGAGAAAGAAATGAAGGGTATGAAAGAAGTCATTAAACAAATGTCAGAAGAAGAAAACATAGACATAGAGGAAATTTTCAATGAAATTAATATCAGAGTTTAATAACTATAGTATTTCACCCGTAATAGTGGAAGCTAACGAAAATGGTAAAAAAGATTACTTCATCGAAGGTGTCTTTATGCAATCAGAAATCAAAAACAGAAATGGTCGTGTGTATCCTAAAGAGGTTATGCAGAAAGAAGTCAACAGATATGTTAAAGAATTTGTTGAACAAGACCGTGCTTTCGGTGAGTTAGGACACCCCGAAGGCCCAACTATCAATTTAGACAAAGTGTCTCACTTAATTACTAAACTAGAAGAAGACGGTAATAACTATGTGGGACGTGCAAAAATTTTAAGCACACCAAACGGTATGATTGTGAGAAATCTTATCGATGACGGTGCTAAATTAGGAGTATCATCTAGAGGACTAGGTTCACTAGAACAAAAAGGTGGTTCTCAAGTAGTGAAAGATGACTTTCAACTTGCCACAGCAGGAGATATCGTTGCAGACCCGTCTGCACCTGAAGCTTTTGTTAATGGTATAATGGAAGGTGTAGAGTGGATTTACCAAAATGGTAGACTAACTGCACAAGAAATTGACGAAATGCAGACAGAAATTAAGTCAGCAAGGTCAAATAAGTTGGAAGAAGTCAAGTTAAACCAATGGAAGAGGTTCATTAGGAATCTCTAACATATAAATAAAAAAGTAAACTCAAACAGGAGAAAAACATGGCAGAGTTAGAAACAAACCTAGATACAGTTGAAGAAACTGTTGAAGCTATAGAGGAAGGTCAACAACCTAATGCTAAAGCTGAAGATGGTGACAAGAAGCCTGTAAAACAAGGGTCATCTGACGCTGAGAAAATCGAAAGCGGAAAGGGTGATGTCGTCAAACCTGAAGAAAATCCTGTTGACAAAGCTGTTGCATCAGTAAAAGCTGCTGAGAAAGCTCCTTCTAACGAAGGTGACCCTCAGAAGAAAGGTGCAGACAAACCTATGAAAGGTGAGAAGCTCAAAGAAGGAGAGGAAGACTCTTCTAAAGATGTTCAAGAAACATCTAAAATGGAGAACATCAAAGCTATCGTCAACAACATGAAGGAAATGACTAAAGAGGAACTTCAAAAAACTTTTGGTTCAATATCAGAAGAAGAAGTTGACGAAACCTTGACAAAAGCAGAAGTCGCTAGAAAAATCGTTGAAACACTTAAGAAACTTGATAACGAAGAAGTTGCTAAGATTCGTGAGAAGTATGAAGACGAAGAAGAAGAAGAGAAAGAAGAAGAAGTCAAAGAAGAATCTGTTGACGAAGAAACTTCTGCGGAACTTGAATCTTCATTAGTAGAGATAGAAGTAGAAGACGACCTATCTGCAATCTCAGAAGCACTTGACCTTTCAGAAGAAAATCAAGAAAAAGCTAAGACAATCTTCAAAGCTGCAGTGACTTCAAAAGTTGCTGAAATCAAAGAAGAACTTGAGTCTCAGTATTCAGAAGAATTAAAAACCTCAGTAGAGAAAGTTAAAGGTGACCTTGCGGAAGCAGTTGACAAGTATCTTACATATTGTGCAGACGAGTG